CAAATATTACCGCTATTGTTTCAACTGTATGAATAGGTAGAAACGTAAATGCTAATGCTGACCAAACTGTTAAACATTGTATACAGTCAAAAGGTCGTAATCGTTTTACTAAAGGTATTTTAAATATCCTTTTTAATATGATATGCCCATTAAATACATTAATGAAGTAATAAGCAAATGTGAAAGCTGCTATTGTAATAATATACATTTTAGTTCTTTTTTAACTTTGTTAGTAATATTGCAAACGTGGTTAACTGGTATTCCGTAATACTCTGCTACCTTTCTATTGCTTCCTAGTTCTACGTATTTATTAAATATTCTTATTTCGTGGTCTGTTTCTATATTGATATTATTCTTTGTAAGCGCTTTTGTTGCCTCGACTGCTAAACTTTCTGGTATCGTTGGCAAATCCAACTGACTATTAAAATATTCAACCGCCTTTAATAAATCACTTTTTTTGTATTTATAGTAAAATTCACTTGTTTTAGAAGTAGCCATAAACCAACATATCTTTATAGCATATCGTAATAGGTTATTAGAAGCGAATAAAGCGCTTATCTTATCACAAGGTTGGAGTAATAAGCTGACTGCTATTTCCTGCCTTAAATCGTCTTGTATTGATTCAGGCTTTGTTTTGCTTATCGCTTTTATTAGGTCAGGATGGTTGTATATCTCCAATACTATATCATTACACTTATTCATTTATAAATTTAACTGTATTGTAAATTGATTTGCTTTTCTTTTAGCACTCCTTAACATATTTGGATATAATTTATTTAAATCCTTTATTGCTTTTCTTTCCATTTCTATTGTTCTATAATCTTTGCATCCTCCTTCAGTTACCCAATGTTCATTTTCCCAATGTAAATACCTTATCCCTAAAATACCACCATATTTAACAATATGTCTCAAACATATTTCGTAATCCTCTTTTACTTTAAAATTTTCATCAAAATAAAACTCCCCATCGTTAACCATTCCCATGCAGGAAGCGGTTAAATATGTTTTTGTTAAAATTGGTTTATATGGATGTACCGAACGTGGTGCAGCTTCAGTTTTAAAACCCCACATTTTATATCCCAATTGTTCTGTTAAATCAAATGCTTTCAAAAATTCTTCTTTCCAAAATCCTTCATCAATAATTTTTATCATTTTTGATTGTGTTTTTCCCATTTGGGTATAACCTACGTTTTTTGCATCATCATCTAGAAATACCACCCATCTTTCTTTAGTGTTTTTTAATATCCAATTCCTTGTATTTGTAATACCTTGAATTTCGTTTGGTATTCCAACTACATTTTTAATATAACCATACTGATGCACTTGACTTAATGGCACAAAAAAAGTACCAATATTAGGTAATATTTTATTTGTAGTAGTATTTCCAGCCCTGTTCTTACTTGGTATCGCTATTAACATTTAATCTATTTTTAAAATCATTCCAATATAAAACCCTTTCCAATGCTATTGAATCAACTGGACTGCCTTCTTTATATCCTCCCCTTCTAACTATTTTTAATTTTAATGTTTCTTTTAACTCCTCCCATTCAACGCTATTTGGTTCAGCCATAATTAATATATATTCTTTTGGTGGTTCTAATTGTACCGATTGTTCAAACTCTATTTCTTCCCCATCTTCAATATTGTCAATCTTATCAAACAAAGGTAAATCCATCCCCCAATCTTCAATTTGTTCCATATCCCATTCGTTTGCAATATCATCCCAAGACCATTCGCCATATCCTACATTATCTTTAATAATAAATTCGTTCTGCTTTTGTTCGGACCAGTCAACTACCTCAACGTTAACTTCTTTATATCCGCATTCAATCATAGCTTTATATCTCATATTACCTCCAAGTATAACCATGTCTTTATTAACTACAATCGGTCGGACTGTTTCCATTTCAGGAAACTCTTTAATTGACTTTACAAGTTTTTTAAATTTGTCATCCTTGATTAACCTTGGGTTTTTGGGATTGCTTTTGATAGCTGCAACTTTAACTTTTATCATTGATTAATTTTTTAATGTAAAAAGCTGCATCAAGCAGTTCTTCGTATAAGTGATTTAATAACTGTTCTTTGTTTAAATCTGCATCATCTAATTTAGTTCCATAAGTTTTAATTCCTTTTTCTTCGCGCTTTTGCAAGTCAATGTTAATCTGTTCTAATAATGTCATAATTATGTTTTAAATGTATTGTAACCTATTATTATTATTTTTTAATATTCTACTTGCCTGTGTATGATAATTTAAATTTAATGATTTACAAGCAATTTTTAAACTATCAAATACAATTCCAGTATACAAATCTAAAGTTTGTTTGCTTTTTGTTTTTATATTATTTAATGCTATTAATTTACCTGCCTCAATTCTTAATCCCATTTTTATTGCATGATTAATATTTTCTTTACCAGTTACCCATTCAAGATTTTTAATTCTATTATCATTTTTAATTCCGTTAATATGATTTACTTGTGGCTTGTTTTCTAAATTAAGAATAAAAGTTTCCGCTACCAATCTATGAGCACTTTTAGAAGTAGATTTATTATTTATAGATAACCCTACAATATAATATCCACGTGGATTACTTTGTGGCTTTAATATTTTATTAGTTATTAAACTTTTAATGCTTCCCAAATTACCAGCTTCGTATAATCCTTCGTAACCTTTGATTGGTTTAAACTGTTCTTCCATTTCGTTGCATAAATTCATAATGCTTGTCTTTTAAAAATTGTAAATATTCATCCTTTTCGCCGAAAAACTCGTGGCATTGTCTACAAACGCAAATTAAATTTTCGATATAATCTTTTGTCTTACTTCCACCCATGCCCCTATTTTCAATGTGATGTAAATCAACTCCACGATTATCACAGACTTCACAGGCAAAATACGAATCTAACCCATACCCAAAATACTTCATATATATTTTAGTATGCGCTTTCATTAAAAAGGTAAATCATCATTTGAATTAATACTTACTGGCTTTGCTTTTGGTGTTTCTGCTTTTGCCTTTGGGTCGTAATCATTTAAAGTAATCTTTACGTTCTTTCCGTACTGGTCAGGTTCAGCGAATATGCTGATGTTCAACTTAATATACTTCTTGCCATTGTATTCGTATGAATGCTCAAGTGCATCCGTAATACACAGGCTTGAACTTATGAAAGTATCGTTAATTTTTTTACCGCTTCCCAATCTGATTTGTTGTTTTTTTTCTTCGTTCATTGTTATTGGTTGTTTAAATATTCATTAATTAATTTAATTGTATGTCCAAATCCTTGTCCAAATTCTGCTTTATATCCTTTGCCTCTTAGCTTTAACATCATTGTTTCCTGTTCTTCGTGATGTGCGTTCTTTCTCATTGAGCCATCTTTTTTAAATACTACATTATTAATTGTTTTTAGTTCAATAAAGAAACCAGCATAAGCACCCTTTGGTTCTGCTATAAATAAATCAGGATAAGCATTTGAATACTGGAGTGCTTTGTGTCGCTTAGCCATGCCTATTGACATTCTCATTCCACTACTAAAGTCAGTCCTGAATATAACATAGGGGTACATTTTTCTTATGTAGTCGCAAACCAACCTGTGTAAGTCTTTTTCTAACATTTACCAAAACTAAAATAAAGTTATTAACAAATTAAATAAAGTTATCAAAAGCAATTTAATTATCATCCTCTCTACTGGTTAATTTTTAAACTGCTTTTGATGTCATAGTTTCCCCCTCCTTTTTTGTTTAAGTTTATAATTTTGATACAACACTATTTTATAATTTATGTCACAAATTTTTATAAAACCGTGACAGATTGTAACGGTTTGCGTTGAATAACGATACTATTCTACGCAGATTTGCAATGATTATAATTTTTCTATTTCTTTTTTAACTTCATTCCAATATAAATGCCTTTCCATTTCATAACTATCTTTGGGACATTGACTTGAATATTCAATTAACATTTCATCTGCTGCTATTAATGCGCATTGTTTTGATTCATAATAATTATTTGTTACCTCATAATATTTATCAAATAATTCTAATGCCTTTAATTTTGTTGTCATGGTTTATATGTTTTAAATTGTAATTTATTAATCTGCGCCTATTTATATTCGTTTGCACATAATTCAAATAATTGCATTCCTGACTTATGTTTTTAAATGTATGTCAAATTAAATGTCGCACAATGCTTCTTTTTGTGATTTTTTCACAACAAAGTGTCGTAATGTGTAATAAATGTCGCATTAATCAATCATTAGTGCCTTATATCACACATTATGCATGATATATCCAGCAAAATTCATGCAATAATTTTATTTTTTATCAATCATTAATTATACTTTTATCAATCATTCAGACATATCAAAATCAATCCTATTATCATTCATGAATTCTCGCAGCTTCTCCCTGACTGGTTCATACTGTTC